CAAGATGGTTTTTTAATCTCCGGAGCAGATGAGACTTGGTCCGATTACGTTGGAGAAGATTTTACAAAACTTCAGCTAGTCATCAATTTCATTTATCTCTCGGTTAAAATGATTTTCGATCCACCAGCAAATTCTACTACGGCTCAGTCTTTTAAAGAAATGAAGGACGAGTACATTTGGCGATTGAGAGCCGAGACTGGTCCGGAAAAGATTTTTGAGGAGGATTCCTAGTATGAATGATGAGTTGTTTCATTACGGAACCAAAGGAATGGAACATGGTAAACGTCTGTACCAGAATCCCGATGGCACTTACACCGAACTAGGGAAGATTAGACGACGGGTTACCACAACCAAAGAACAAAAAGAAAAGATTAAGGAAGCTAAGGCCGCGGCTAGAGCAAAAGCTCGAGAAGCCAGAATCCAAGCTAGAGTAAAAGCTAGAGAAGATAGAGCCAAGGCTATCCAAGCTAAAAGAGCTGAGGAAGAGAGAAGAAAAAACGTCCGCAGGTACAATCTCAGCGAGATGAGCACCGAAGAGCTAAGAAGGCAAACAGAGAGAATGCGTGCCGAAAAAGATTTCATTACCGCTCGTACCGATCTTGCAAGGATTAATCCTAGAATAAAGACTAGGGGTGAAAAATTTAAGGATCTTTTACGTGAGAAGTTCCTTCCAAAATTAACTGATTATGCAGTTAATGCCGGAATGAATTACATTAAAAAGATTTTTGAGGAGAAGCCTGCAGAACCTGACGAGTATGCTAAGGCAAAACGAGATAAGGATTACTATCAGAATCTTCGTGATGCCGAGGTTAATAAGCGTCAGTACGAGTATTTGAAAAATAATCCGGAGGCAATGAAACCTAAAAAAGACTAGAAATTAAAAGGAGAATTCAAAATGGCATTATCAAATACGGCAACACCTTATTATTACGGCCAATTTCGTAATGCTGTTTTAAGAGGTGACATCGTAGTCAATCAAGAAATCTCTATGGAAATGAACCGTATTGACGAGTTGATACGTAATCCCAAGTATTACTATGATGATCAGGCAGTTGAAGGTTGGATCCGCTATTGCGAAAATGAGCTAACTTTAACCGATGGATCTGATTTGAAGCTTCTCGACTCATTTAAGTTGTGGGGAGAGCAGCTGATGGGATGGTATTACTTCGTTGAGCGAAGTGTGTTCGTACCTAATGAGAATGGTCATGGTGGTAGGTATGTCAACAAGCGAATCAAAAAACGTTTAGTTAATAAACAGTACATTATTTTGGGCCGAGGTGGCGCTAAGTCAATGTACCTGTCTTGTTGGCAGTCCTTCTATCTGAACATTGACACGTCAACCACGCATCAGGTTACAACAGCCCCGACAATGGCGTTAGCCGAGGAAGTTCTTTCCCCGATCAGAACGTCAATAGTCAGAGCTAGAGGCCCGCTGTTTAAATTTTTGACAGATGGGTCTATTCAGAATACTACCGGATCAAAAGCGGATCGTCAGAAGCTAGCATCAACGAAAAAAGGAATCGAGAATTTCTTAACGAATTCTTTGCTTGAGATCAGACCTATGAGGATCGATAAACTCCAAGGTCTAAGATGTAAAATTGCAACAGTTGACGAATGGCTTTCCGGAGATATTAGGGAAGATGTAATTGGTGCACTTGAACAAGGTGCTGCAAAGGGAGAGGTCGACAACATTGACTACATCATAATTGCAGCCAGTTCTGAAGGTACAGTACGAAACGGTGCAGGAGACACTGTTAAAATGGAATTAGCCAGTATTCTAAAAGGTGAGTATGTTAACCCACATGTTTCAATTTGGTGGTATAAACTAGACTCGGTTGACGAAGTGGCTAATCCTGAAATGTGGATCAAAGCGAACCCGAATATTGGGCATACAGTTAGCTATGAGACTTATCAGCTAGATGTTGAAAGAGCTGAGAAAGCTCCAGCAGCTAGGAATGATATTCTAGCAAAACGTTTCGGCATACCAACAGAAGGCTATACATATTTCTTTACTTATGAAGAAACTTTACCGCATAAGAAACGAGACTTTTGGCAAATGCCTTGCGCTCTTGGCGCAGACTTGTCACAAGGTGACGACTTCTGTGCTTTTACTTTCTTATTCCCACTTGGGCGAGGAGCATTTGGAGTTAAGACTAGGAACTATATTACTTCGTTAACCCTGTCAAAACTTCCTGGAGCGCTTCGACTTAAGTATGAGGAATTCATAAATGAGGGAAGTTTAATAGTGCTAGAAGGTACCGTATTGGACATGATGTCTGTATACGAGGATCTAGATCAGCATATTATCGATTGCGGATACGATGTTCGTGCATTTGGGTACGACCCGTATAATGCAAAGGAGTTTGTTGAACGATGGTCCGCCGAGAACGGTCCGTATGGCATTGAAAAAGTAATTCAGGGATCAAAAACTGAGTCAGTTCCTTTAGGTGAATTGAAGAAGCTTGCTGAACAGAGGCTTCTTCTTTTTGATGAGGAGCTAATGACGTTTACAATGGGAAACTGCATTGCTCTTGAGGATACTAATGGCAATAGGAAACTTTATAAGAAGAGATATGATCAGAAAATTGATGCTGTAGCGGCTATGCTTGACGCGTATGTCGCTTACAAAGCGAATAAAGACTCATTTGAGTAGGGAAGGTTTAATGTATGGAAAAAAATTATAAGGCGTATGATATTCCTGATAGCGAGTACGAACTTTATCATCATGGAATTAAAGGCATGAAGTGGGGAGTACGTCGTTTTCAAAACGAAGACGGTACACTAACAGATGAAGGCCGTAAGCGTTTGAGAAAAAATTCATCTTACGGAAAAGTTGCTAGAAAAACTATCGGAGATATTGCTAAGGCTGGAATTGCTGGTATTGCAACACCTGCCGCTTATGCAACCGTTTTAGCCGCTAATGGAAATGCAGCTGGAACAGCTTTTTTAAGTAGTGTTGGCACAGCCGTCAATGCTGGTAAAATTGCCGCTTCGGTTGGCATGAAACTTTCTGGAATAGGAAAAGCTTCAGTGGCGGCTCTTAAAGGTTCTATGCTTTTAAGTGGACAAGCTGCATTGCTTCCAGTTTTGTCTACAATAGGAGCGGTTTCAGCTGGTGTAGTTCTTGCTAAAGGTGCATACAATCTAGCAAAGAATATTAAGACTACAAGACAAAATCGTGAAATATTAGACGATGACGCTGAAGGCAGAGTTAGGGACGAAGCTTATTATAATCGTCATTCTAATCGAAGATAATGCAGTTTGAAATGTGCTATGATGGCTAAAAACAGCTAGAGCAAGGAGATGATATTTATGAGGTATTACAATGGCTAATGATGAACTGTATCATTACGGTACAAAAGGTCAGAAGTGGGGAATACGTAGATACCAAAATCCAGATGGTACATTAACCGAAGAAGGAAAGAAAAGGTACGGGTATAATGATAATCCAACGACATTATTCCAAACTATGAGAAAAAATATTACTGACTATCGGTTGACCGGAACAAAGTATAAGGGTATTCATAAACTTGGCGCTTCTCGTCATATAGACTATCAAGTAAAGAAAAATGCAAACAAGGCTAAGTATTATTCAAACAAAGCCAAGTCAGTAAAAAACAAGCTGTTGAAGAACATATACAAAAACAGTTCGTATAATAGCCAACAGTTATCAAATTATTATAAACACGCTCAAAAATATAAGTTAAATGAAAAGTATATTAAAGCTGGTTCAGTTGTTGACAAGAATTATCGAGATTTAAATACTAAGACTTTGTTGACCGGAGCTAATATAACGATGGGCGAAAGATATTTGATGGATTCAATGGCTAGTAGGTATAGTTAATCATGAACAATGAATTATATCATTGGGGCATAAAAGGCCAAAAATGGGGTGTTCGACGCTATCAAAACGAAGATGGTACATTAACCGAAGAAGGCAAGAAACGATACGGCTATGATCCACAAAAAGGTGTCACTAAGATTGACGGCCCTTTTATGACTACTAAAAGAAGGAATCGTTTGATTGAGATTGGTAATGAAACATTAAGAAAAGATTATTTGGATGATCTTAATAGTACGTTGCTTAACGCCGAAGCTCCTTCATCAGTTAAATCCGGTTATATTAAGTCATTGATGACCAATTGGAAAAATAATTCGAGTTCTGAAGATACTAATAATAGTAATGACTTTAAATTAAATGTAGTCGGACTTTTGTTCGATGGACATTATATGGATGTGCTTGAAAAAGCTGCATCAAAGCTTAACAGCGAACAGATTACGAATTCTTTTGGAATGGTGCATCGTTTGATGGCAGATCATTTGTGGACTGATGAAAGTAAAAAGAAATGGCAAAGTATGCTGTCAGTACGTTCCAGCATGAATAGAGCTTTTGCTAATCATAGTGATCAGTATGAATCATTAAAAAAACAGCATGAAGAAGCATACAAGAGATACATTTTTGAACGAGCAAAAGAGCTGAACATACCAACCGATAAAGAAACCGTGTCATATTTACTAGAAATAGAACGTATGATGTAGAGCAAGGAGATGATATTTTATGCCAAATCCAGGTTATCAAAGTAAAGACCATAAGTATGTTTACAGAGAGATGCAGTCTAATGGCACATATCGTTACTACTACGAGGATGATCTGAACAACGGGTCTAAGCCTAGTTCATCTCCTAGAGCCGAGACTGGAAGCTGGGTAAGTGCTTGGAATAATTCTAAGAATGGATCTGGTAAAGCAGCATCTTCTGGCTCATCGTCTACCGCATCTACAAGTTCTGGTAAATCTTCTAGGGGGTCTAGAGCCGTTTCAAGAGGCAAATCCGCAGTTTCAAAGTATTTGAATATTAATGAATCTAAGGAAAAGCAGCAGAAGAAACTCGTAGAAAAGTATAACGATAAAGCTTCTAGGATGGACAAACAGCTTGAAACTGATAAACGTCGGTATGAGTCTTATTATCGTGAAAGAC